ACTTCCACTTTTTGGATGAGTTCAGCAAGGGCAAGAGGAATTTCCTCGTTGTCCATATTTTTAAAACTGAACAAACAATCAACGCTGCCATTGCCCGTGATGGCGCTAGCAGAAAATCCTCTAAACTTTTCTCCCAGTGCAGTGGTATCAATTGATTCACGATCAGTGGAGATCGTAAATCCTTGTACTTCACCAAGGGTGTTATAAGCGCCAGGAAGAAGATCAATAGTAACGGGCCAAGGAGCTTCGCCTTCGGTCTTGTTTAATGGCACTGCCAAATATCTTGCATCAGGATTGGCAATAGCATCGCCAAAATTCCTGTACATGCGGATGGCGCCCATTGCATCCACATTGGCAAAAAACTCTAGCGGACCAACGCTTGCACCAGGATCATCAATGTAAGTGGTATTGGCGGCATTTGTATAAAAACGAAAAGGAAGCCCCCTTGAACTGGTGCCATTAATCCTGATCCGATCACCAGTGGTTATTGTGCCAAAATCAAGATCAAGCCCTTGTGGCGTGCTAAGAGTGAATCTTTTTCGCGTGTAAACAATATCTGCTGGGTTGATTTGCAGATTAAATTGATGAGCGCCACCGACACGCTTGAATTCAATGCTGCCATAATGACCAGCAAAAACTGTCATTTTATTGCCTCAAAATCAAAGCCTACTAACATTAGGCTTCCATGGCACATCAAGGAACGCTCCGTCAATGGTAAAGCTGGTGTCAATAGTCACAACTTCTCCATAGCTGACGCCCATGCTCGCGCTAGTAATAAACGCATTAAACAGGAAGTTTGTTTTCCATAGCGCAGCTCCGCCAACATCTCCAGCCGTTCCACTAACACTTCCATCCACTGCAAGATTCAAGATCACGCGAGGCGCCGTGCCACGAGGAAATAAAATATCCACCAGTTCAAAGGTGTCTTTTTGACGGCTGGCTTGATTGTCATTAATTTCGTCCTCGTAGAACAATAAAGTGGCGCTTCCCTCTCCTGATGTCATACCTGGCGAAACAGTGCGAACAGTATCTCCAAGCGCAGTGGTTTCAATGATCTCGCTATTGCTAGTCAAAGACCAAGAGCGAATTTTCGCGATGCGGTATTGATCGTCAAGAATTTCTCGCTCGCTGTCTACTCCGCGAGTTGCAGTGGTATTAATCCCAACATTAGGGCTCACGTCGATGATATTCTTTTTGTTGTCAACATAATAAAATCTCACTACATCACCAGCCTCGTAATTTGCACCAGCACTAACAACGGTAAAAACACACTGCCTGGATGCCTGAGTGGTGTTAACAGTGCGATCAGCACGAACAGCAGCCGAACGCCCATCGCCCACGATATTTCTTACTTGATAAACTCCATTTACTACCACTGAAGAACCAGTGGGCACGTTAACAGTAAAAGTACCAGTCAGTCCTGACGATTGACTGCGGGCAATATAAATACGCCCATTATTGCCCGTGTACGCTCATTCTAATCATAACAATCACTCTTCAACGAATTGACTTGCGTCTCCAATGCGTTTTGCAATGAGAGAAATGCCATTGCTGTCAGTAGGATGCTCTACTGCTTTTACAGTGACAATTCCCTCTTCGTTCATTTCCACATCAATCACTCTTGCTGAACGCTTTGAAAGCTTAGAAGACTTTCTTCCCACTGCAAACAAATAGCCTTCATACTTAGCCAATGAATCAGCAATGCCATTGCGAACAAGCACATTCTGCTTGTTGAATGTATTCTGCTTGCCATTATAAAGGAAGAAGTCATAAAGACTACCACCAGCTTTCTCTGGAAGCTCTCCACCAATGGGAAGATTAAGTTCTCCTCCAGCTAAAATGCTGCCAGTATGTAAATCGTCCCACGTTTCCTGCCCAATGTCAATATACACATAAGAGCCAGGAGCAATGGAAGCTTCGGAAGGCAGTGTTTGTAGCTCATACGCTTTTCTTGATAAATTGCGCATGAGGCACATAAGCCTTGCCACATACACAGCCTGATTTCGCGTGGTAACAAATTGAGACAAGTCGAGAGTTTCACGAATGCACAATGCCTCGTTCGCGCTCTTGAGTCTCAATGTCACGCTTTCATTGCGAGGAAAATATTCATCGCTTTCTGAATCCCTATAAATAGCCGTGACAATCACATCTTGCGTTGATGCTCCATAATCCACAAATTCTTCCTTATAAGATCCTTCAAGAATATTGCCTTGGTTGAACAATGTAGAAATAGGAAGCGGCCTGTCTGATAGGATTCTTCCATTTCCATCGGCTGGTACAGAGGGCACGAGAGTGGTTTGTCCTCCAATCGTGGCAAGCTCTAACAAGCTAAACGCAGAAGCTTGCGCCCAGAATTCACGCCATGATTGAGGGTCAATAATTGCTCCGTCCATAAAGAGCTTATTGCGCTGACAAAAAGCTTGGGCCTCTGCAAGACGTGGCATGTTGATGGATTCAATGCGAGCATATTGACCGATGCCATTGTCTTTGTCTAAAACAGTATCAATGAAGATTTCTGGTGCATAGCTAGATGATCTAGCCTTTGGCGATGCAACAAAAGCATCCACTTGAGCAGCAGAAACATAACTATTAGCATTGCCAGAAAGCGCTCTTACCTTCTTGCCTTTTTCCACCCATACTGTCACGTCCCGCAAATCTTGAAATCCACGTCCCGCAAAAGCATGCACTGCCAGCGTAGATAAACCTCGATACAGTGAGGCGTTGTAATCGCTCCAATTGTCTTTCAATTGCTCATTCACTGCAGCAATCGCAAGTTCTGGCGCTTGCTCATAGGAATACCTTGTTTGCGTGCGCACGTCGTAATTAAACAGCTCCCATTCCATCGACTCCTTAGGCCCTTTATTCAATGGAGGCCATGCACTAAATGGAGTGGTGACAAAGCCGTTAAATTCAACGACAATATCATTTACACCAGGAGCATTGCTGCTGTTTAGTTGACGCTTTCTGCTGTTGGCGTTAACGTAGGCGTAGCCAACGAAGTTAATTCCTCTACGACCAGCTTCCGCCTCTGGATCCGTCACGGGAGTTAAGCGAATCTTCCACTCAGCCGTACCACCCCCTTGCTTAATAAAGCGGAAATAAGTGAAAATATCTTGCTGAACAGATCCTCTAATGCAAAACACATAAGGAATGGTCTTGTATTGATCATTATCTAATGCATATTCACAAGTGAACATTGCAGTGCGAGGCTGTTGACCATTCTCTCCATTCTTGTAACCATAGTCGTCTTCGTCAGTGCCATATTTCCTTTGACGACCATTGACCTGCCTGAAGAGCTGAAGCTTGAGCGAAAGCTCAATTGCTTCGCATTTTGTCACTGAAGAATAAGCGGCCTGATCAATTCGGGCCAAGCATTTTGTGCCATTGCGTTCTAGGACACTACTGTACAAGATGGGACTATTCTCTATTAATTGCTCCAATGCGTCTATCTCCTTCTGGAGAGTCAGCGTCTTCTTGCGCAGCGAATTACGCTTTTCTCTTAATTGCTTCTTTTGCTTTTGATCGTAAAAAAAGCTTGCTTCTAGATCTTCCTCAATGTCTGCTATTTGCTGATTTAAAAGGACAATAGTTTGCTCTTTCTCTGAAATCTGCTCCTGATACTTCACCCTGTCTTGCCCTTCATCCTTACCATTCCACGCCTCATTGTAACCAATGCTTGGCATCGGCCCTGACGTTTCACAAACTAACGTGGCCTTAAGAGAACTAAATTCAATTTCCCCGCGCCTATCGTCTGTGTAAGCTACTTTCTTTGCCCTAAAAATAGCCCCACCAAGTTTATACAAAGACCCATCATCAAATACTGCCGCTGCATTCCTCAAGATGCTTTCAATGGCTTCGCGACCATCTGCTCCTTTCAGGCTGTTACTAGTGGTACTAGCAATAGTGACAACAATTTCTCCATCCTTTGGAAAGTTTGGTCGATTATTTGTCCCCTCCCAATATCCTTGAGTGCCACTAATTGAAATAGGAACAAAATCACTGGGATCTCGTCCTCCATTGCCTTTTAGTTCAATTGCTTTTGGGCGAATGGGAACAATGCCAGTGATGCTGCAAGTGTTGCTAGTAGTGGGAGCATAAGATTGGCTAAAGCCTTTCTTATTGACCTTGGCATGGGACAAAGCAGCAGTTGTAACATTTGCAGAGTTGCCATACCACGTGGGATCTTCTTTGAAGGCATTGACAGAAATGTCTCCAATGAGAGTGAAATCCTGGTAAGTGGTGGGGCCGTTATCACTAAAGTACAGCCATGCCTTGCTCCTTACCACTTGATCGAAAGGAAGCTGACCCACTGCAGTGCGCTCAGGCTTGATCTCTTCAACGGTGGATGCTCCAATGGAAAGCATGAGCTGCATGAACTGTGAGCCGCCATAGCTCAATACGGCGCTCCACAGAAGCAACGTAGAAAGCCTGACGCCACCATTACGGTTTTGATCCGTATTGGTATAAACAAGCCCCACTGGCTCTCCATAGCGAGATACTTCCTGAACACCATTGAATCCAAAGCGCGGCACTGCACGCTGCTCTCTAGTGTTGCGTCCTTGCCCTCTCGGTTGTTCTGGCTGTGGAGCAAGCAATGCTGCCGCCACTTGCAAGATAGTGCCGATAATCGTAAGGACTAAAGCAATGGTACCCACTTCATTTCTGACATCCAAGACACTGCCTTGTTTTGCGTCAATATATTCTTGCTTTGCACAAACAAAATCCAGATATTCTTGCTTCGTTACACCGAGCGCTTCAATTAAACCATGTTCATAAGGAAGCAGCGGGCGATCATTAGAACTATTCCCCGCCATCCTTCTTGCCCCAATAAAGACGTATTCTAGGTAAATTATACAACTTCGCCCTTACAACTTTCTCCCCTGCTGAAATGAAAAGAAAACCATCGTCATCAACAACTGTGCCCAAGGCCAGCCCTCCAGTGTTGCCGCATAAATAGCCCATTGCCCCAATGCGAGCATCGCACTGATCTGCATTTTCTTTCATCCATCTTGCAATCATTGCACCAGGAAATTTCTCTTCTTCCCATTTCTCGTATATCCATTCGAAATCTTGCGAATAGTCATAAAGACCAAGCCTTCTTCTTGCTTCGCTCATTAGCTGTAAACAATCAGTGGCCCCTTCATCAGGCTTCTTCCTCCATTGATACGGAAGGCCAATTAAATCATTAAAACAAACAAAGCTCATCGCAGTGAAATTTCTGCACTTGTCGGCAATGGTCCAACTAAACTACGAGAAAAAGTGGCGCGGGGAAATTGTCCTCCCACACTGTCCATTGAGCTTCTA